ATTTTATTAAGTTGCTACAGCAGCAACCTGAATTTTCCGGGCGCGGATCACAGCGCGTTGCATTGCCAGCCACTCCCCCATTATTGCCTGAACGGGCATCAGGCAAAGACGCTGCTGAAAAAGAAAAAGCAGCACAGAAACGTGCCGAGACTGAGCGTAGGCGTCGGCGTGAAGGGATCCTTGACTCGGCCGATGCATTGAAGCAATCTCGTGCAGAGTTGGAAATACTTAAGACAACTGATCCATTGGAAAAAATCCGCTTGGAATATGCTGAAAGGCGTCGCGCGATAATCGCTGCTGCCAATAAGGAATTGCGTCAACAACTACCGATTGAACAACAGGCTAATATCCAACGCAAACGCAATGTTGACATTGATAAACTTGAGATTGAAAAAACCAACGCACTCATTGAGAAATTTAAGGAACTGAAGGGCGCTGGCTTTGAGGCTGCTATGGGCAGCGAACTGTTTTACACCTCAGTCGAAAAAACCACGTCAGCCATGGATGACTTCCGTGCTGGCATCGGTTCTTACATTGAAAGCATCGGCACCCTTGGCGCCAACTTGAGCACAGTTACTCAAAGTGCTTTTAAGGGATTGGAGGATTCGATTGTCTCGCTGACGACTACCGGCACGTTTAACTTCCGGCAGTTTGCGCTGTCGATTGTTGAGGAAACCACCCGGATGGTCACTCGATTGCTGATTATCGCGCCAATTCTCCAAGGCATTCAGAGCCTGTTGCCAGGCGGCGGTGGTCTCTTGAAGGCCGCAAGCAAGCTCGATTCAAAGGTTGGCTTCTTTGCTGATGGTGGCATCGTTAGTAAGCCAACAATGTTCACCTACGCCAATGGCGGCACTGGACGCTTTGGCTTAATGGGCGAAGCTGGTCCTGAAGCGATCATGCCGTTGCGGCGTGGACGTGATGGCAAGCTCGGCGTGGCATCTGCTGGCGGTGCTCCGGTCACTGTGAACGTACAGGTAGACGCAAGTGGCTCCAGCGTCCAAGGCAACCAGCCTGACGCCAACGCTCTAGGGCGTGTGGTTGGTGCTGCGGTGCAGGCAGAATTGATCAAGCAGAAGCGTCCTGGAGGCTTGCTTGCCTGATGGCCACCTTTACTTACACGCCTAGCTTCACAGCTACTGAGCAAAGCCAGCCGCGAGTGCGTACCACTCAATTTGGTGATGGATACAGCCAAAGGTTGCGCTATGGATTGAATACTGACCCAAAGGCTTGGCGGCTGACATTCCTAAATCGGACTGACACCGAACGGGAAAACATCTTGACATTCCTGGAAGCCCGCGCTGGTGCTGAGTCATTTGACTGGACTCCACCTCGCGGCGGAGCTGGCAAGTACATCTGCAGCGAATGGAGCATGGACATGTTGAATTGCAATAACAACACGATCACTGCGACTTTTGTCGAGGTCTACGAGCCATGAGTCAGATCTTTCAAGAACTACTTAGCTCAAATCCTTACGCGATCATCGAGCTATTCGAACTGCATCTGAATCAAGACCTGCATGGAAGTAGTGAGATCATTCGCTTCCATGCCGGCGTCAATCAAAAAACCGTTGTTGGTGATGTGTATTGGCAAGGCAATCCATATCAAGCCTTACCGATTGAAGTTGAAGGTTTTGAGTACAACGGTAACGGCCAACTGCCAAGACCCAAGGTTCGCGTCTCCAATTTGTTGGGCAGCATCTCTGCACTTCTGCTTGGCGTCAATGAAATCACGCCTGGCAATGACCTGACCGGAGCGAAGTTCATCCGCATTCGCACGCTGAGCCGCTTCCTTGACCCGGTGAATTTTGAAGGTGGCGTCAATCCATACGGCACACCAGCCAATGAAGAAATGCCGCGTGAGATCTACTACATCGACCGCAAAGCACTTGAGAACCGCGAAGTCGTCGAGTTCGAGCTGGCCGCAGTGTTTGACCTTGCTGGCGTGCGGGCGCCTAAACGTCAGGTGATTGCCAACATCTGTCAGTGGAAGTACCGCAGCGCCGAATGCGGCTACACGGGCACTAACTACTTTGATGAGTACGACAATGCGCTTGGCGCAACACCTGCCACCAACTTCCCTGCTACGTCATTTGGCAACCAGTTGACTGCTGGCGAAATACTGAACGAAGGCGATGCAATCGTCTCAGCCAATGGCTGGTATCGCGGAATCATGCAGGCGGACGGAAATTTTGTTGTCTACAACAAAGCGGGTTCTGCAGTCTGGGCAACCAACACTGTTCGCGGCGAAGGGTACTACAGGCTGCGGATGCAGAATGACGGCAACGTTGTGATCTACAACGGAGACTTTGCTGTCGGCAACGCAATCTGGGCAACTGGGACCGACAGCCGCGCTGTGCCTACGACGGTGGCATTCGTCGGCTGGTATCCAACTGACATTTCGGTCGGCCGTAGCGGCGCATTTGGTTATCAGATTGTCGGGTCGTCACCTTCGGCGCTTGGACAACAGCAGACGCGAACCAACACCTACACAGTTGGCAGCAGAACCATCACGATGCAGATCGTGTTTGATTCTTTTGAAATTCCTGTCACTGTTCCTCCCCACTACTCAGGGCAGTCCTACGGCTGGGGTGCCAGCACCTACACAGTCACAGCATCAACCGGCACGTGGTACGCCAATGAAGTGTTCACGGCTGCAGTGACGATCACTAGCGGCAACCCATTTAGAGACAACCACCCAGAGCTTGGAACATTGACCAGTGCTGGTCCGCAGCTTCAGGTCACGGGCGTTACGGGTAACACCAGCAACCGTTTCAACTTGGATGCTGGTGGTGGTCTGACCGTCTACGGCTTCACAAACACCGTGCTCTGGGCATCGGGATACAACAACACCAATGAGCCACTGGTGCAAACAGGCACCATCGACCCATTGCGCGATGTATGCGGAAAGCGAATCAGTAGCTGCAAAAAGCGATTTGGCGACTACAACAACCTACCGTTTGGGTCATTCCCAGCCGCCGGCACGTTCTACGGATGACCTACTGGAAGCACAAGGCAGTCGAGCACGCACTGGCAGAAGCGCCACGGGAAGCCTGCGGTTTGGTGGTTGTTGTCAAAGGCAAGGAGCGTTACTGGCCATGCAAGAACCTTGCCACCGAACAAGACTTCTTCGTGCTGGATCCGGAAGACTATGCCGCCGCCGAAGAAGCAGGCGAGATCTTGGCCGTCTTCCATAGCCACCCCAAGTCCACCGCTCAAGCCAGCCAAGCCGACCTGATGGCTTGCGAGAAATCTGGCCTGAAGTGGTACATCTGCAATCCCGGCACCGAGATGTGGAGCGAGATCGAACCGCAAGGCTACAAGGCGCCATTGATCGGTCGGCAATGGGTGTGGGGCGTCTCGGACTGCTGGACTTTGGTGCGTGACTGGTACAAGGAAACGCTTGAAGTAGATCTGCCTGACTGGCGTCGTCCGGCAACCATGCTGGAGTTTCACCAGGCGCCAATGTTCGAGGCGTGCTTTGCGGAAGCTGGCTTCGTCGATTTGGGACTGGAGAAGCCGGAGTATGGCGACGCGATTTTGATGTCACTCGATGGCTCGCCCGGCCTGAATCACGTTGGTGTGTACGTGGGCGATCAGCTTGTCCTGCATCACCTGCGCGGGCGACTCAGTAGTCGTGACCTGTGGGGTGGCTACTATCAGAAAAACACCGGCTTAATCGTCAGGCATAGGAGCAGGTGCTGAGATGTTCCGCGTCATCAAGGTCTACGGCAAGCTGGCGAAACACCTTGGGCAACGTAGCTTCAAGGCGGCAGTCAAGACTCCAGCAGAGGCAGTTCGCTTTTTGCTGGCTAATTTCCCAGACCTTCGCAACGTCATGAGCGAAGGCGACTACAAAGTCACGGTGGGGCGCAGCCAACTTGAGATTGGCAATCATCCTGAGCATTTGCATTACCCCAGCGCGTCATTCGAGGCAATCCGGATTGTGCCTGTAGTGGCTGGTGCTGGTGGCGGCGCTGGCAACATTTTGGCTGGTGTTGGCTTGATTGCTGCAGCAATTTTGCTTGGTCCAGTTTCTGGCGGTTTTCTGGGCTTAGGTGCAAACATTCTTGGCGGCACTTTTACGCTTGGTGCATCAGCCGCTGTGGCAGTTGGCGCCGTCGGCACAGCCTTGGTTTTGGGTGGTGTATCTCAACTTCTTACACCAACACCCACAATCGCAACCGGCACCGATTCGGCAACCGACCCGCGCCGTAGCTA